CATTCTTCTTCACTTAGCTCAGCGCCAGGCGGTTGTGTTTTTAACGTGTGTTGAAGTTTTAGCGCACCCGTACCGTAACCCAATCCTAAAACGCACGTCTTACCAACAAAACGTTCAATTGGGTCTTTCTTGCCAATCTCTCTTTCGTATATCTTTGAAGCAAAGACCGAATAGACATCGTCGCCTCTAGCGAACTGTTCAACCACATCATCCTGTCCTGCAAGCCACGCGAGCACCCGTGCTTCAATTTGTGATGAGTCACAGTTAATGACAACGTAGCCGTCAGGCGCAATAACTGAGTTTTTGAGAGCTTTCTTCTTTTTGTCACGACTCGGTAAGTTTTGGAAGTTGACCTTGTCCGAGCCAGCCCATCTGCCTGTATGCGCACCGTAGTACTTAAGAGGGATAGGTAGCTTGCCCTTGTTCCTCGCTCCAACTGCGATAAAGCGTTCAATTCGGCTCTCCTCAATAGTAGATTTAGTTCCTAAACGCACGGCAGCGAGTTGTTGTATAAAGGGGTCGTCATGCTCAGTCAATGCAATAAAACCTTCATCATTCTTAGCCAGCGCGAAGGTCTGTTTACCCGTCGTCTTAGATTCTTTCATGGGTACTTTTACACCGTGGTCTTCTAAAACTTTGGCAAATTGTTTATTACTAGCCAGCTTTTTGCGTACTGCTTCTTCGGTATCGCACTCTAGTTTTTCTTTAAGACTACCGAGCAATATAATCTTCTCGTCTTTGATTTCTTCTAGTCGTTGTTCAAGTAAGCCATCATCCACTAAGAACACAGGATTAATAAACATGCGAAGAGTCATATCTATGAGTTCTAATTCTTCTTGCGGAAACTCGCTCGACAATACATGGAAGAGCCTTAAAGTTAGTTCCACATCGTTCTTACAGTATTCGCCATATTGAGCAAGCTCGCTATTTGTGAAACCAGTTATTGTCTTGCCCTTGGCTTCGATAACCTCATTGCCCTTAACACCGATGTTATAACGCTCTGCCAATTTAGCAAGGCTACCTCCAGCATCAACACCATGAACCGCACGAGCCATACATAGTGTGTCTAAATAAAACTTTGGATGAATGTCAAATTTCCATGCCAATATCGCACCATCAAACATAGTGTTGTGACAGATGACCGCAGAGTTCGCCCAGTCATACTTAGCTAAATAGCTTTTCACGTCAGCGTGAATCCCTGAATACCAAGTCGTAGGCTCATTGTTAACTTTCACTGCAACCCCAATCACTTGGAATCTGCGGTCACGGATATATTCTTCCGTAGTGAATTTCGTTAGCGAATAGTCCTGAGCATAGTAGGTCTCAAAGTCTAATGTGATTAGGTTCAATTAAATCCTTAAATAGCGTGGTGCATAGTTACAAAAATAGGGAGACAAGGTTGAACCTTGCTCCCTAGGTATTACTTCTTAGATAAGTTTTCTAACTCACGATTTAAATACCAACGAGCCTTTTCCAAGTCCTCTTTGATATTGCCTTTGTGTCCCGCACGAGTTACATACTTCACGACATTACCCAAGTTGTAGCCTAACTTCTTAGCTTCAATAAAGTCAATCGTCTCAATGCCACCTACTTTGTAATGCGCTGGGTGATTAACAGTATCTCTAGTTAATGTTTCAGAACTCATCATACGCATACGACTGCGACCAAGAGTAATCTGACGTGCAATTTCCGCAAGGTTTACATCCGCAACACTTCTTTCTTTAGGCTTTCTAGCTTTCTTGCGTGTCTTACTCATAGCGTTATAGACTGTTGTTGACGAGAACCCTGTCTCCTTCATGATTTGCTTAGCAGTCATTTTAGGGTTTTTCTCCATCCACTCTCTTACTTGTGCTGATTTATTTACATTCATTTACTTCTCCTTTTTAGTTGAACTACGTTTTACTGCGACAATACCTGATTCTTCTTTCGGCTTACGAGCAAGCAACATCTCGTCTGCAAACTTATAACACTCTTCGGGACTTGCACCTGTGATTGATTTCAACATCGCAAAGCAATCTCTTAAGTCACTCTCATTCATGATAGTATTTCCTCATGGTTGTTTCGAACTGTTCCATATTCTCTTCGTTAACAATTACAGAGATACCACCTGATGCTTCGATTGACGCTAAGTTTTTTAACTGCAACGCAGTCGGCTTACCCTTACCAGCTTTGCACTCGACACCTATGAATCTTCCTTTTAAACATACGAGAAAGTCAGGTACTCCGCTTACCCCATAGCCACCTGTCGCTGGCATAGCATAGTAAACATCCATAGCTTTGAACAATCTCTTTACTCTATCTTTAACTTTCCCTTCGGGTGTCATTGACATACGTCTCTCCTATCTATCGTTTCACCCTTCAGTGAAATCAAATCTTGCTGGGTTAATATGATACAAAAATAAGAATCACTTGCTCGCCACCCAATCTCATCAAAGTCAGGGTTAGCATGATAAGGGTTATATATTTGCATCTTAGCTATCATCTTGTCGGACTCTATCTGATGTGGTGATGCTAGTATCATTGCGAGTTTTGACTTAATACAATCAGGCAACGTATCTTCTCTGTAGTGTCGGATAAAGTTATCTCCAACGAACACATGGTAAGTGTCGCCTTCTCGCATTAGTGGTACTCGTACCATACCCCAGTTCGTGCGGTGTACTATCGGTGTTAGGTCTGTGAACATGGTATTAGCATCCAAGTGTGGTGAAAGTCGTCAGGGAGAATACGACATACGGTTGATACGTTGAGTTCGGGATGGTATTGATTTGCGCGTGGTATAAAACCCCCATACACATTGTCAAACCTACCTTCGGTTGATGCTTTGAACATAGTAGAGACTGATAATAATTCGGGGTACTCTTCAAGACTAGATACTCTTTTAAAATCTTCCACAAATTCATATCCAAATTCTCTTCCTTGAGGGTTTGTGTCTTTGTTCAATACTCGTTTAATCTTAGCTACCATAAGGCTCTGCGCACCATCTGCACCAATAACATAGAACGGATTACCATATGCTTCTTCAATTGCTTGTTCTTTCTCTGCCCTAATTTTATCCACACTATTATATTTGTCAAGTAATTTTTTACATATATCTCTGTCTAAAATGTAGTTAGGAGTACTAGGACTTTCCCCTAGATACGAACGCACCAAGGCATGAACCATATCAGGTGTTACATCGTACATGTCTTTATTATCTTTACCGAAAGAAGAAGAATGGATATAGATTGCGTTGTCCCATAATTCTTTTACATGGTTTAGTGCATTATCCAAAGTAGGTACTACCTTGTTCTTCTTAAGACTACCCATCAATGTTGATAGCTTTAGACTACGTAGCGTTTCACGGTCTGCTGAATCTCTACCTCTCTCCTTTTGATAATATGGACTACGATAGTGATATAACACACCTGACGAATCTTTCTCTGCCCATACTTTGCATACAGGTACACCATTAGAGAAACTCATAACGAACTCTACATGTGCATAGCCGTACTGCTCCTTTGTTCTCGTGCGAAATACTTTTAGCCCATACTTGAAAGCAATCTCTCTCACAAGCGGGAAGGCATTGTCATTAGTTATTACACTTTCATCTATATCTACACCATCTAATATGTATCTACTCATGTTACTTCTCCTTAGTATTGTTCAACTTCTTTACCATCAACTACAATAGTCACACCCCATTGACTAGCTGGATACTCCTTACCCATCTCATACTCAATCGGCTTCATCACTTCGGGATTGTTACGGAATATCTCAGTATTCAATCTACGCTTCATAGCATCAAACATACTCATCAATTCCAAAGGTGCGTTCGCCCAGTAATTATCTTTTCCATAATAGCTAACCCTACGTTCCATGTGCATGACATCATGAGCGAGACAATAAAGAACCGCCGAGTCTAGTGGTGCAGTTTGCAATCTGTTCTGTGCTTCTTTGTGCATATCACCACGATGTATAGATAGCGTACCCCACGAACTTTTCTCTATCTTCAACTCTTCTACCAAGTCCGCACCGATACCCACAAAGTCTTCGGGCTTCATTGCTTTCATCATTGCTTCGGATACCTTGTAGAAATCTACGTATTGTTTAAGAAAGTCTTTAGCGACCTTACGCATAACACGTTTACCCGTCACTTGATACTTGTTCTGTGATTCCATACTGTCGCAGTTAACACGCATACCTTTGAAGATTGGATGAAACAAACTACCATCATTACGATGTACCTTATATACCATGCCACCATGACGTGAACTCCTAAAGAAGTACCCTCTCGACCAGCTTGACATGATAGTGTTGTCGCCCTGTCCGTAATGATTACCAGTAAACTCAAAGGTGTTATCGGGTCTGACAATGCCCATCTCTCTAGGTTTAGACACATACCTCACATACCTAAATGGGTCATCTTCCTCTCGCCAAGTAATCTCGCTAACGGTAGAAAGTCCTAGAGCAATAGCCTCAGTAAATACTTCCTTGGTTTCGGGAATCTCATCATAAGTACTTCCGTAACAAATCCTGAATACTGTCTCTCCATCTAGTTCATCAACATAAAACACCTTGGTGTTATGAGTTCTACTACCAATCGGAAAACGATTAGTGCTACCTCGGAAAGGTTTAACATTAGTAGAGATTTCTTTTAGTCTTCTATAGTTTAAGTGTTGCATATACTTCTCCTTAGTCTTGGTTGTAAATTACTTTCTTACCTGTTGGTACATTCATACTGTGATTCATAGTAATCATCCACAAAGTCGGTGATTGAATAGCCCATTGAATATCGTTCTCAACGTAGCCATCGGTGAACACCACCACACATTCGGGTTTGAGTTGTTGCTTATTTATGTATTCACTAACACATGAAACGTGAGTTCCGCCACCGCCCAATGGTTTCAGTAGCGATGCAATGCTCTGATACTCGTCGTTCTTGAAGACTTGTTCACCATGTACTTGTGTGTCCCACCATAGGACTCTCACAGTTTCGGGTTGAGCGATGTCACAGATTGATGCCAGTTCTGAAGCAAACTCAGTAAGTTCCTTCGTACCAATAGAACCGCTAGTGTCAATAGCCACAACGACCTCACCGATAGTTTCGTTCTCTACGCTTGGCATATAGATGTCATTAGCCAACTGTCTGCGATTCATACGTCGCCAACTGAACTCATCCTTACCTCTGACTGATGAGGATATAAACTCACGCAATACTTCCCTCCAATCAACCTTGGGTTCTA